GCTGAATTTTGCGTGCACACAGGACGGACATAAAGCTCCACCTGATCAGTCCAAGCAAGTGGGACTTCGGACAAAGCCCACATAGGCATTTGCATCGCGTCGGACAACTCGTCTAAAGCGTCATTCTGAAACAATTCGGCCAGTTTGGCTCGACGTTCTTCAGAAAAACCAGGGTTAATGAGCCATTTAACGGGCTCAGAGTCACTAGATGCCAATTGAGGTGGCAAATCTTGTGTAGGACTAATATATATAGCATTTTGGAACACTAACAACGAGCCAGGGGCAATTTTATCAGATCTAAAGCAATTGCATCCCTCTGAGATAAAAACTCGATTATTAGTTTGGCCAAGAGAGTTTCTATCAACTTTATCCCACATAATAGAGGGACCAACTCGACCATCTGCCCGACCCCAAGTCATATCCAAAGTGTCAGTGTTCATTTGATGCATACGAAGCATCTTTAATTGTCCCATATAGCACAATTGAAATCCTGTGATGGCATAACAAGCAAGGCCGCTTTGAATCACGGCTTGGTCTTGCCAAAAAGTTAATCCGCGCGTGTTATCTAACGCCTTAACTTTAATGTTGCCGAAATAATTTTCAAGATATTTTCTATTCAATTTCCAGCGGAAAACTGGGCTTGAGTCAGCCGAGAACAAAACGTCTCTAACCCAATCACGTTCATCTTCGCCTAGAAATCGGACGTCGTAGTCGTCGTGAGCATGCAATTCCACACCTAAGCCGGGATGAGCAGGCCTAGGAGCTTTTACAAACTCTTGAGCATCAACCCAGTCCCTGAAATAAACGTTTCTACGTTTGTCAAGCACCATCTGTGCGACCTTAATAGAGGAATACACTAAATCAACTATAAACCAAAGGTAGTCCAACCGATGTAAGTTTTCTTTAGCAAAACGTTTAATTTTCTTGTTAGGCGAGGTATTCTTAAGATTTTTAATAAATTCGCGCAAGTTCGATTTCGTCGGGGCCACGTCTTCGCCTGAATGCAATTCAACTCGTTGTTCGAAGTAGAGTACAATCACTTTCAACACACTTTTAACATCTCCAAAGAGACACCAAATGGCTGAAAACAAAGTTACCAAATACAACGCTTTAACGGTTATCACACACAAAATCAAGGCGATGGCTATGGTGACAGCAGCGTAGATAATCCCACCTGGGATTATAGCCAAAACTCCTGCAGTAACACCTCCGATC